CTTCTTTCAATGATATTTATTTTGTGGGGAAAATTCCCGAGGGATTACCTACAAATCACGCTGGAAAAAGTTGTCAAGGTGCATATACAATCATATACTACAGTACTAAGGATATGCAAAAAACATTGGACTGGTTCACTAAATTCAATGGAAGTAATCATGGGGGAAAATGTATCAAGAAGAAAAAGGTTTATGTGAAAAAGGTGGATCCATATTTCGAATGTAGGGAAGCCGCGTATTTGTGGAAACGGTATTATAGTGGAAAGATATTCGGTATGTTCTATTCTCGTATGGCATTTTTTTCGGGAGGTTCTTACCTCAAGATTCCTGGATTTGATTATAAAGAACCAATCGATGATACTATGGTTGAAATATATACTGATACTAATAAATTATATGATTACTTTAAGGGACAAGATAATCAATTATTAAAAGACATTACAAAAATATGTGCCTACGGGCGGGGGAGGATTGAAGGTATTATAAAATACGGGAAACATTTTCTTAAAGAAACGTTTCAATCCCAGAATGATAAATTTAATTTGACATTACTTATTAAAGAAATAATCAAAGATAAAGAATTCTTAACAAATAGTATTATAAATGGTATCATTTGTTTGTTACTATCAATTGGTGTATTTAAAGGACAACCATCTGAAAAGGCAAAGGATTTAATCAATCATATAAGAAGTGTTTTTTCAAAATTAAATGATGTAAATATGGTAGGATATTTCTTTTCCTATAAATTTTTGAATAAATTTTCGTCGAAGATAGGATATAATGGAAGACAACTTACAAAAGATGAAATAAAAATTGAAGAAGAAAAAATATGTAATATTCTTAAAGATAGTGGAATCGTAGACCTTACATATAATGGCGATACATTTAAAATTACTATTGGTGGAAAGGTATTTAAATTACAAGTTGATAAAAATTTACATAAATATGCAAATATCGAACGTAAAAAACTGAACCTTAATGCGAATATAAGTGAAAAAGATTTTAATACTGCGAAATCATTTCTGATTGCGATTATTTATTCCGAGTATGGTAAACAAAAGATGAAAATGGAAAAATTAAAAATTGATGGTGGAAACACCGATTTTATCGAACTTACGATGAGATTATCGGAATTATTTTTTTGCGCACGATGTTCAAAAAATAATCCCGATAATCTCTGTGGAGAAGATACTGAATGGAATGAACAAACACAAAAATGTGAATTTAAGCTTGATGGAGAAGTGTGTGGAGAAGATACTGAATGGAATGAACAAACACAAAAATGTGAATCAAATCCATCAGATGATATGTGTGGAGAAAATACCAAATGGAGTGCTATTAAAGATGAATGTGTTGTAAGTAAAAAAGTATGTGGTAGCGGGACGAAACTAAATAGCAAAACAGATCAATGTGAAAAAGATGGAATGTGTGCGATTATGTAACTTAAGGATTGCGAGGAGATTTCGACCTTGATTTATCAAGAATATTATGAGCATTCACGCGATCGAGTTCATTCAATAGTTTTTTCCATGTTTGTTGTATTTCATCCTTTTTCCCGTGATCTGTATCTCCGCTAAAATTCCATGCTAGATCAATGAATTGACTAGGAAGAACTGTATAATCGTTAATTTTCGCAACTCTTTGAATAAAGTTAACCATTTCACCATTATTTTTCATATCTTGAACTTTTTCAAAACCAAATTCTGTGAGCGATACAACATCGCCCGCAATATTTCCTAAATGTAATATAGTTGATAAACCTTCTTTACAATAATTTCTAACTTTTGGTGAAATTAGTGGTACTAAATAACCAACCAAAAGAGTATATAGATAATTGTTTGTAATTTCATCGCAAACAGTTGTATTTGTTCCATCAGAATCCCAAGAAGAGTCAGTAATATTCATTTTATTTCTATTTTTTAATTTTGTTCTTAAATAATAAGGATGTAATCATCATCAATATTTTTTGTTTGAAAATATTTATCAGTGATTTGTTGATTCGGGGATTTTAGAAATGAAAATGCCCATAAAAATGATGAATATGTATAGGATAATATCCATCGAAGGAAATAGTAAGAAACATATACACCATGTGTAAAACGTATTAGATAGTATATTTTTAGTATGTTTGTTAAATAAACGAAATACATATATAATACTAAATTTATAAATTTGAATGATATTTATTTTTTTAAAAAAAAGTTGAAATGGGTGATAATTACGACGATTCTGATGATGTGGAATTTTTCAAATCAAAAGAAGAATATAATTTGACATTTTTATATATGATGTCAGTTATCTATGATACAGTAAAAATCTATTATTCATACCAGGTGTTTTTGGATAATAATAAGGTATTGATAATGTTTCTTTTCGCATTTTACGGACTTGAGGGTTATATTGCGATAACAAAAGAAGAATCAAAGAAGATCGTGGTTGTATTTACATCGATGATGTTGATTAATGATGTATTTAAAAGTGGTAATCAGTGTTTAATTTAGATTGAATATATTAAAAATAGTTTTAAATTTTTTTTTAAAATTTGATTTAAAACTAATAGTAGAATAATAAATAGATAAAATAAAAATAGATAAAAATAGATAAAATAGATAAAATGGAAGCAGAAACATTTGTACCTCGTGATTTCTACTGTCCAATTACTGGAGAATTAATGAATAACCCTGTATCAGAACAAAGTGGTCATTCATATGAAAGAGATTCAATCATAGAATGGTTGTCTAGAAGTCAAACATCACCGATTACACGTTTACCATTAACAGAAGGAGATTTAACTGAAAATCTCGCATTGAAACGAAGTATTGATTCGATACGTGATAAGATTAATTCCGACCAATTGAAGATAAATTCACAGATAAGTGAAATTGAACAAAAACCATTTATTGATGTCCTTTCTGACATTGAAGTAAAACCCTATTATATGAATGATAAATTGTTTGTCAATGTAAAGACACCAGATGTTGAAGTGAGACCTCCAATTGATGTTGTCTTATGTATTGATATATCTGGTTCAATGGGTACTGAAGCGACAATCAAAGGAGATCAAAATGAGAGAGTTAGTCATGGATTGTCAATATTATCATTGACTGTAAATGCTGCGAAGACAGTCTTGCGAAGCCTTAATGAAAATGATAATATTTCAATCGTAACATATAGTGATGAAGCAACTACGATTGTTGATTATTTGGATTGTTCATCTGAAAATAAAGCACTTATTGAAGTACAGTTGGATAATTTAGTTCCAACATCTACGACAAATCTTTGGAGTGGAATTGATCAATCATTGAATATATTAAAAGATAAATCTCCGCAATCGAGAATGAAAGGAATTTTGCTATTAACCGATGGTATTCCTAATATTGAACCACCTCGAGGACACGAAGCAATGATTGAAAAGTATATCCGAGATACTGGATTTAAGTGTGGAATATCTTGTTATGGATTTGGATATCAGTTAAAGTCTGAGTTATTAATGAATATATCGAACCTTACAGGAGGGGATGGATATTCATTTATTCCGGATGCTTCCTTATTGGGAAATGTATTTATTCATGGAATAAGTAATATGTTGAGTACTGCTGCGACGTATTCATTGATGAATATTCGATTGGAAAAGAGTGTAAAATTTGTAGATGGTTCAACTGAAATGAATTTTGAGATAGAATCATTGAAGTATGGTTCTGAAAAGAATTTTGTATTTGATTTAGATACAAGAGATTGTTCATCTCGATCATTGGACCATTTTAGAGATTGTGCTGATATTCGACTGACAGTTAGTGGAAAAGAATTTCGAGTAAATACGTTAGTGATACCACCACCACATTATTTTAATGAGCAAGTAATACGGAAGAATATGGTCAATCTAATAATGAATTGTATAAGGAAAGCTCAATACAATGATAGAAGTTTTGAAGGAGATATTTCTACAATGATTACAGAGATGGAATTAACGCCTTGTGATTATATCTCAAATCTGTTATTTGATTTAAATGGGCAGGTGAAAGAATCATTAAATATGACAGTGGTTGGGAAGAGGGAAGATTGGTTTAATCGTTGGGGAATTCATTATTTGCGATCATTAGCAAATGCTTATCAAAATGAGAATTGTAATAATTTTAAGGATAAGGGAGTATCTAATTTTGCGAGTGGACTATTCTTAAGATTAAGGGATGAAATATCAGATATCTTTGATAGTATTCCTCCACCTAAGAGGACACATCAAACAAGAGGAGGTGGATCAATGAGATGTAGAGGAAGAACGAGTTCCCCAACATCGGCTCCATTGGTGAGTATGAGTACTTATAATACAGCTGCTGGGGGGTGTTGTGCGGGGGATTGTCGAGTGTTAATGGCAGATCGAAGTTATAAAATGGCGAATGAAATAAAAAAGGGAGATAAAGTCGTAACATTTAAGGTCGATCGAGTTTCTGAAGGATATTCGGAATCCGAGATTGAATGTGTGATTAAAACAAATTGTTCCGATGAAAAAATTGAAATGGTAACACTTGAGAATTTAAAAATTACACCTTATCATCCAATCTTACTATTGAATGAAATAAATGTAAATAAGAATTGGCAATTTCCTAATATGATACAAAAATCAGAATTGATTCATTGTGATAGTTTATATACCTTTGTTGTAAAGAATCGTGAATCGATGTTAATTGAAAAAAGTATTTATGCTACACTCGGACATAATATGAATCAAGAAATTGTAAAGCATGAATATTTAGGAACAGAAAAAGTAATCCATGATTTAAAAATGATCGATGGTTATAATGATGGTTTGATTGAATTAACGAGTGATTGTTATCGAAGAGATAATGATACAAATAAGATTGTAAAGATTATTAAAGAATAAACTACAATGATGATAATTTATAATAAATTAGTAAAGTAACTCACTTTGATGATTATATGTATTTTTTAAGAGATTATTCATATAATAAATTTCACCTTGTTGGTCATAGATTAATTTTTTACAAAATTCAATCAGATAAGTATGGTTTGTATGTAATAATAATCTTTTACTCATATCAACTGCTACTTGGTGATGTGGAATCATATGATCAAGGTAGCTTTTGTCTGTGATTTCCATATGTTCCATATGTTTGGAATGATCATTTGGTTTAAAAAAAAGAGGATTACACGAACCATCTTTTGATTTTGAATCTTTAGGATAATAGATATCTAATTTTGTATTTGTGTTTTCTTTTAAAGAAGGATTATCTGCGACAATTGTCTCAGATAATTTATCTTTCATCATAGACATTTCCCAAATTTCATAATTTTGTTTTCTGATAATATCCCGGCAAAGGTGTTGAATTAAAGGATTTTTTGATTTTGGTATTAATAAATTACTCATATCAATCGCTACTTGATGATGTGGTATCATATGTTCAAGGTATTCTAGATCTGTCAATACATCAGTACACGGATTTGAACCCATATATATATATATATAAATTATAATTTTGGTGTGAGATTGTATTTTAGTAGTTGAAAAAAGATTAATTCCATATATTTTTTACATTCATCAATTAATTTTTGATCAACTTTTCCTTCAATTGATTTGAAAAAAAGATAATGTTTTCTTATCCTAGATAAAATTTCATCATTGTCCATTTTTATTATTAGAAATGTTTATTTTACAATTACAGAACGGATATTTTTCATAATCTTCTTCAATATTTTTCAATTAAAATTTTTCCAAATTTCATAATATTATTAAATAATTATATAATAATATGAAAGATTGTTGTAATCATAAAAAAACAGCAAAACGATGTAGAAGAAAAGATGGTAAAACATTTAAATTACCAAGAAGATTCAGCAAAAAAAGATGTTTAGAAGGTGTGAAGGGTTTTACAATGAAAAGTAGTTGTGCGCCTTACAATGATTGTAAGAAAGGTAGTGGAGATAAAAAATCAATCAAACGTAAAAACATATTAAATAAAGAATTAAAAATATGTTCAACCACTCCAATGACAGGTTATTATAGAAATGGTTATTGTATGACAGGTAAAGATGATAAAGGTACACATACCGTTTGTGCGAAAATGAATAAACAATTTTTAGAATTTACTAAAAAAAAAGGAAATAATTTATATTCAGTTGTAAGTCCTGGTGATAAATGGTGTTTATGTGAAAATAGATGGGAAGAAGCTTATGATAATAATAAAGCACCAAAAGTTATACAATCAGCTACAAACATGAGAACTAAAAATAAAATCATTAAAAAAATAAAAAATAAAAAGGGG